ACCGGTGGCGAGCGAAATTTTTTGCGTCGTTGTGGGTCCCACCTGATAGATCTGCAGAGTTAATGGGCCTGTAAATGCTATTGGGCTTGTTTGTATTGGGCTTGTACATACATTAAAATTGGGCTTTGTACACGAGAGAATATAATAATAAAACATCATTTATTTATTATTTGTATAAATACGCATTTATACGGATGAATGCGTATACACATCGTATGCATCCATTACATTAATGTCTATTACAGGAGCCTCTTCCATCATGAGCATATCAATGCACTCCACCATGTCTTCTTGCTTAAATTCCCCTATATTAGACTCCTTGTACATGAGGGCTAACATGTTGTGTATTCCTTGTTCCAGAGTATTGAAGTTGAATGGCGGTATGATTCCACTATGTCCGTATGGAATCATGAATTTCCTTGTTGCCAGTGCTGGAGATCCGGTTGAGAATAATTGTATTTGAACCAGAATGGAGTTATCTTCTTTCAATCGCACGTCTATGATGAATTCCATTCCCTTCTGGTTTTTGTATTTGATAGTCATTGTGTTGTGTGAGTGTTCATATGTCATGAACACTGATTAAATAGAACCAATAGTTGTGATATCTGGTTATTATTGATATACGTGGCTTGTTCATGTTCATATATTTAGTAGTGGAGATATTTGGTACTGATGTTGACGTTGATATTATTTGGTTTCGTGAGAAGGGGTTTTAATGAATCCTAATTATGATCATAATTAGGAGGAAAGAATAAAAATTAAAAAAATAAAAAAATAGATAATAAAAAATAGAAACTACATAGACCCTAAATTCTATTATATGAAAATGGTCGCGCAGCGAAACAGAAAACCCAAACTAACAAAAGAAATAAAAAAAAAATGAAAAAAGAAATAAACAACATATGAAACGTGAGAAGAAGAAAATAACAACAAGAATAATCAGTGGTCCTCACTGAATAAATAAAATTAAAATAAAAAAGAGAATGTATTTGTTTTTACTGCGTGGTAATTTAGTAAATTATAAATTACTGAGGTGAATGGGTAAATATAGTAAGGTAAATGTGTCCCCAATAGGTAAATGAGTCCCCAATATATCGGTCCTCAATCGGTGACAAGAGAGAGAAATAATTCCCTCTTTCCTAAAATACCCCCACTTTCGTGTCTTAGAGGCGCGTCGGAGTGCTCTGTAAAAGGTGACCTTCTCTCACCTAAAACTCGCCGGAACGCCCAAACTGGCTGATTCCGGCGTCAATTTACGACACGCGCGGCGGTGTGTACCCCTGGGAGGGTAGGTACCACTACGCTACGCAGCAGCCTTAGCTACGCCGGAGCTTAGCTCGCCACCGTTATAATATT